CATACATCGAGCAGGTGGGCGCCATGCCCGGCCAGGGCGTCAGCAGCATGTTCGCATTCGGTGAGGCTTTCGGCCTGGCCAAGGGCGTGCTGGCCGGGCTGGGCATCCCGGTGCAGTCGGTGCCCCCGGCGCGCTGGAAGCGGGCCCTGGGCCTGAACAGCGGCAAGGACGCCGCCCGCGCCAAGGCCGCCGCCACCTGGCCTCAGCAGGCCGGGGAGTTCAAGCGCGTCAAGGACGACGGCAAGGCCGAGGCGGCGCTGATCGCGCTGTGGGGTCTCAAGGGGCCCTAGGGTTTGCCTGTACGCACCTGTGCCGCATAAATCTGTTGACGGCACCTCCTGACGTTGCGAGAATCTCATCACGGAGACGATAGAGCTCCGATCCGCAACACCCAAAGGAACCCACGACATGTCCATCAAACTCCGCGGCGACGTCTACTGGCTCGACGTCCAGATCAACGGCCAGCGCATCCGTGAGTCGCTTAAGACGACCGACAAGAAGCAGGCCCAGGCCCTGGCCGACATCCGGCGCGCCGAGCTCTGGCAGGGCCGGCTGCTCAAGGCCAAGCCCAAGAAGACCTTCCGCGAGGCCTGCGCCCGCTGGCTGCTCGAGAAGGCGCACAAGAAGTCCATCAGCGAGGACAAGGACAAGATCAACTACTTCCTGCCGAAGCTGGGCGACCGCCAGCTGTCCAACATCACCCGCGACGACATCGAGCAGATCCTGCCCACCGACGTCAAGCCGGCCACCCGCAACCGCTACCGCGCCCTGATCCGCTCCATGCTGCGCGCCGCCGAGCGCGAGTGGGAGTGGATCGACCGCGCCCCCGTGCTGCGCACCGAGTCCGAACCCAAGCGCCGCGTCGCATTTCTGACACGCGAGCAAGCCGAGCTTTTGATGGCCTCTTTACCGGAAAAGTACCGGACTCCTGTCCGTTTCGCTTTACTCACCGGGTTGAGAAGATCGAATGTCTTCAACCTGACCTGGGACAAAGTGGACCTGCAGCGCGGCACAGTCATTGTCGAGGCAGATGAGGCCAAGGCCGGCCAGCGCATCCTGGTGCCGCTGAACACCGCCGCCCGCGAGATCCTGAAGGCCCTGCCCGAGCCGCATGAGGGCCGCGTCTGGGGCGACGTCACCCGCGTGTGGTGCAACACCTGGAAGGCCAGCTGCACACGCGCTGGCGTGCCCTGGCTGCGTTTCCATGACCTGCGCCACACCTGGGCCAGCTGGCACGCGATGGCCGGCACCCCGTTGTCGGTGCTGCAGGAGCTGGGCGGATGGCACTCGCCGCAGATGGTGCAGCGCTACGCGCACCTGTCGCCAGAGCACCTGGCCGCGGCGGCTGAACGGGTCAGCCTGTGAGGGGGATGGGGTGGCTGATGGGGCTCGAACCCACGACCGCTGGAATCACAATCCAGAGCTCTACCAACTGAGCTACAGCCACCACTGAAGGTGAGAATGGCACAAAAATGACACAAACTCACCGAGAACCGCTCAACATTCCTTCAAAATCAACAACTTAGCGGTGGGAAGTACCAGAATCACAAAACGCTCGGTTAGTGTATCCACCTCTGTGAGCGATTCTCAGCGATGAGTCAGGAGGGCTTGTGTCACGAAAACGTGGCACAAAAATGGCACAGAGTTAGAGCAGTGCCGCTTCAGCCTGCCTGCGCCTGGTCAGACCGTTCAGGACGCGGCCGGCGGCCTTGTTCCACTTGACGATCTCCTGCTTGGCGCCTGCCCAGTCGCCCGCGTCCACGCGCTTCTTCAGCGTGCTGATCCGGTAGTTGCCGGTGCCGCAGTTGTACGCGAAGGAGATGATGGCCGCCAGGCGGCTGTCAGGCTCACGCAGCAGTCGCGGGGACATCCTGACCACCGCCGAGGCGAACCCCTCGAGCTCATGGTTCAGGCGGGCGTCAGCCGCTTCACGGGACCAGACCGTCTCCGGCCCGATGTCAGGGCCTGTGCTGCCCCAGCCGATCGTCCATGGCCGCTCGCCCGTGCCCGGGTCAGGGTAGGCCCTGCAGCTGCCGTCTGGCAGTCGCCGGTGGTAGCCCTCAAAGGGCCGCACCAGCGCTTCAGCGCTCAGCCTGATCGCGTCATCGATCATGGGCCTGGTACTTCTCGATCGCCCGGCCGACGAACCAGAAGGTGAGCACCATGTTCAGCATGGCGAAGTCGTCAGCGCCCCAGCCCTTGAGCACCACGTCCTGCCAGGCCGCGCCTGACTGCACGGCGATGGCCAGGCCGGCCGCCTTGACGGTGGCGTACATGCCGAACAGGGCCCAGGTGATGCCAGGACGAACCAGCGCGGAGACGGCAGCGACGAACCAGCCGGCCTCCTTGGCGGTGGCGGCCTGCTCCTTGAAGGCCTCCTGGATGGCCTTGAGCTGCTCCGTGGAGTGCTCTGCGTACTTCTCCTCCATGCGGAACTGGCCGCGGACCTTCTCCAGGTCCGTCTGCAGCGTGAACATGGACAGCTCATGCTGGCGCTCGTTCTTCTTGTCGAAGAACTTCAGCACCTCAGGCGCGAGCCTGAACAGACCACCGAAGATGGAGCCGAGAAGGCCCCCACCGACAAGCTCAATCATTTGACCCACCTCGAGCCAAACTGCACCAGGGTGAAGATCAAGGCGGCCAAGCCCCAGACGCCGATGCCGCGGTTGATCCACATCTGCAGGGTGCGGTCGGTCTTGGAGGTGGCCGTCTCCACGGCCGCCACCCGCTGCTCGACGCGCCCGATGCGCTCGCCCTGATTGGCCTGGCGCTCCTCCACCAGGATGAGCTTCTGCACAGCGTCACCCAGCTTGTCCACTTTGCCCTCCAGGCGGCGGAAGTCGTCGTCTGTCATGCTGCCAACCTCAGTAGAAGATCAGAACCGCAGCAGAGCCGCCCGTGCCGCCAGTTACGCTTGGGGCGCCTACTGGCACCACAGCTCCACCACCGCCCCCGCCTACTCCTCCTGCTCCACCTGTGGCGCCGTAAGTTGTCGCGGAGTTCCTACATGCACCTCCTCCACCTCCAAAACCTCCAGCGCCACCTGTTGATGGCCCAACTGGAGATGAGGTGTTGTAGACGCCGCCGCCTCCTGCACCAAAACCTCCAGGGACACCGTAGGTATTGGTGCTGTCTGCTAGAGCGCCGCCGCCACCAGGGCCTGGGAATGCTGGAACGCGCCCTGTGGATGCAGCGCTACCTGGCGACGTGCATGACCGCAGCAAGATGTCAGAGAACAGATTGGTGATGTCGCGGCCTACGCCTGGCGTGTAGGCGGCCGCCCCACCTGCGCCGCCGCCGTGGCCAGAGAATGCACCGGCCCCGCCAGCACCACCTCCTCCACCACCAGTACCGCCTGAGCCCCCCCAGCCTCCGCCGCCGGCATATCCAAGTCCGACACTTGCGCCGCCGCCTGCACCACCAGTGCCGACAGGAGAACCAGAGGCCCCGCCACCGGTAGCAGCTTCAATAGAAAGGCCTCCAGAAACGTCGCCGCCAGCGCCGCCTGCATTTGTCCCGCTGCTGGTGATCCCAAGACCGCCCGTGACAGATCCAACCGTTCCACCACCGCCGCCCGTAGCGCCGCTGCCGTTGCTGCCAGCGTTGGCCGTCAGGTAAGTCGTTGCGCCCTTCTTCAGGCTTGCGACAGTGCCTGTGACGTCGAACGTGAAAACCTCGCCTGGGCTGACAGGAATCGTTCCCCAGGTGCATGAACCACCTCCTCCGCCTGCAGCTGCGCCGCCCAGGTTGGATGCACCGTTGCCACCCTTGCCGAAGACGTAGGCCCTGATCGTCGTCACCCCAGACGGCACCGTGAACGTGCTGCCCGAGCTGGTGATCAGAGAGTTACTGCTTAACGTGGTGAGAAGGCTGGTCCACTGGGGCGCCGCGCCAGACCCCAGCGACGTCAGCACCTGGCCAGAGGTGCCGGTGGATCCACCGACACTCACAGCACCAGAAGAGTTGACGTCGAACGTGTTGCTCAGAACCGCCAGGTTTGATGTCTTACCCATGCGTCACCCCACCCAAGTGATCATCAGATAGCCGGAGCCGCCAGCGTTGCCGGCCGTGTTGATCGCGCCGCCACCACCGCCACCGCCCGTGTTGGCTGCCCCGGCAGCGCCCCCCGCTGCGCCGGGTCCGTAGGAGCCACCGCCCCCGCCGCGGTTGGAGTTGGCAGCACCGCCGCCGCTCATGCTGATGCCGCCGTTGGCGTTGCCGCCACCGCCACCACCACCGCCTTGGCCGTTGAAGAACACGACGCCAGCAGAGCCGCCGACGCCGTTGTCACCGCCCGCGCCGCCAGTGCCCGCACCGCCAGCCCCGCCGATGTTGCTGCCAGAGCCGGAGCCTGCAGCGCCGAATCCGCCGCCACCGCCGCCACCGCCATCGGTGCCTGATTGACCCTTGGCACCGCCGCCACCGCCGTAGGCCGTGACGGCCCCGAAGGTCGTGTTGCCGCCCGCACCGCCGTTGCCGTTGATGGCCCCGGCCGTGCCCGCTGTGCCAACCGCGTAGGCCACGGACGCGCCGGAGGTCACGGCCAGGTCCATATCCACGATCGATCCACCACCGCCGCCCCCACCTCGATATGTCGAGGTAAAGCCACCGCCTCCACCGCCGCCGCCGCCCACCGCGAACACGCGCACGCTGGTGACGCCCACGGGCACCGTCCAGTTGCCGCTGCCGCTGGTGAAGACTTGCGACTGAGACTTGCCGCCGGAGATGAATTGCGAAAGGGTACTCATGGTGCTACTTTCTCAAGCAAAGACCCAGCCCAAAGAGGCGTTTGCGTAGGTCAGCGTGATCGCCGCATTCAGGCTGTCGATTGTCAGGTCCTCGGCCAGGCCCTGGATGTTGCTGCCGTTGCGCGCCACCACGCAGGTGGTAGTGCCTGACAGGTTGCTGACCGTGACCGTGTCGCCCACCGCGGGCGAGGCCGGCAGCGTCAGCGTCAGGGAGGCCGTCAACACGTACAGCGTGTTGCGAGCCGCGGCTGTGTTGGTGGCGACCACCGCCACGCCAGGCGTGACCACGTAGGTGCCACTGCCGACGATTTCCACAACGTCACCCGCGGGCAGGCCGGAGGTGAACACGATGGACGTGCCGTTGGTGGCCGTGAAGTCGGTGCCGCTGACCTGCTTGGCGCCGTTGCGGTAGACATCGACGTTGCCCACCGAGTAAATCGCGCTGAAGGTGGTCTGCGCCGCGGTGGCGGTGTAGGTGTAGCGGGTGGATGAGCTCGAGGCCGTGGTCAGCGCGCTGTCCACATAGCCCTTGCTGGCGATCTGCGCAGAGGTGGTGGGCGTGGCCACGTTGGCCTGGAACGTGATGCCTGACGGAACCACCACGTTGGCGTTGCTCCAGGTCATTGCTGTGACGCCCGACACCGACATGCTGACGTTGCTGGCGCTGGGGCGGTACAGGCCCGAGGACGTCTCGTTCAGGAACGCGATGCCCGGGGCTCCGACGGTGCCATCAGCCAGCCGGAACGGCGCCAGCATGCCGCCAGCGCCCGTGCGGCTGAGCGAGTTGGTCAGCTCGTTGGCGACGTCTGATAGGGTCGTGTTGGCCCACGATGCCTCGATCGTGGTGCCGGCCACCACCGGGTTGCCCGACGGCAGGGTGTAGGTGCCGCTTGCGTTGCGTGGCATGTCTGTCTACCTCACTGAGTTGATGCGACGGCCGGCAGGCCGCGGAGCAGCGCCAGCAGTTGGTTCTGAGCCGGGCTCAGGGGCTGCCCAGCGGCCACCTGGCGCTGAAGGATGGCGATCATGCGTTGCGGGTTCTGCAGCGCCTCAGCCAGTGCACGCTCCTCAAGCCCCTGCATGTAGTCAAAGGCCCGCGCCGTCATCGTGCTGGCGACGCCTTGGGCCGGGCCCATGACGTTGCCCAGCGCGTTGGCTGCATCTCTGGCGGCGCCTGATGCCAGCGTGTCGCTGGCCGTGTTGGAGCCGCCTCCAGCCGTGGCCGAGCGCTTGACACCCTGCACGATGTTCTGCTGGCGCAGGGCGGCCAGGACGGCCTCCAGGCGCGCATTGGCTGTGGGGTCCAGCACCAGCTCCCTGCGGGGCCCGCGCGCCGAATCCAGCGCCCGCCCGAGGCCTGCCTCGGTGATCTTGGGGACGTCGCCAGCCGCGTCAGCCGACACACCGCGCACGCGGCCCGTGGCCGGGTCGATGAAGGACTCGCGGATCTTGCCGGCCGCCTGCGAGGAGCGCACGATGTCGCTGTCGCGCTTGTAGGACTGCAGCACCGGGCTCCAGCGGCCGCCCGTGGCGTTGTTCAGCATGTTGTCCACCTCGCGCAGCACGCTCATGGTGGCGGGGTTATCCCGAGGTGCGGCTTCGTAGGAGTTGGTTGGCACCATCTTTGGCTTGCTGGCCAGGTTGGCGCGGATGGTGGCCAGGTGCTCGGGCCTGAAGTCAGGGCCCAGCCGGTCGATCTCGTCGGCCAGCTGCGTCAGCATCCCGCGCACGGCCGGGTTGCTGGCCTCTGCCGAGCGCGCCGCGGTGTCAAGGTTGGCGCGGAAGCCCGCCAGGTCACGCGCAAAGGCCGGCTCGTTCACCGAGCTCATGGCCTGGTTGACCAGCACCTCCCGGTTGTTTGAGCGCAGGCCGCGCCTGGCGGCCACGTCTTCAGCGCCCCGCGTGGCAGCGATGACCTCATCGGCCACCGAGCGCGCTTGGCCTTGGTCGAAGTCGTACCAGTTGGCCCCGCTGCGCGTGCGGCTGCCAGCCTCCAGGCGCGCCAGCTGCGGGTCTGAGATCGTGGCCGCGGTGGACAGGGGAATGCTGGACTGCGGGGCCTGGCGCAGCCTCTCCAGCGTCTGCCTCAGCATCTGCGCTTGGTCGCCGTTCTCTGCGAGCTGCCGTGTGATCTGCTCGCCTGCTCGAGCCTCGCCGCCGCGCTGGGTCACCTGGCGCATGATCTGGTTGCCACCTGCCAACACGGCCGGCGTGGCTGCGCTCAGGGCCGCGCCCTTCAGCACGTTGACGCCGCGGCTCTCGTCCTGCCCAACAGGCTCGACGGCGCCCAAAACGCCGCCAGTCAGCGCAGCGTCCGTTGCAAGAGTCGCTGTGCCCAGCCGGGCTGTTGCAGGCGCAGCCCGCATCAGGCCCATTGCACGCGGCAGGGCCGTGAGGGTACGCAGGGCAGCACCCACGGGCAGCGCCAGGGTTGGCACCACGTTGCCGGCCACCTGCAGGCCCTTGCCGGCCCACTTGCCGCCTGGTGTCGCCTCGGCCAGCGCCGCGTCACGCTTGCGCTTGTCCTCCACCTCGGCGCGCATCGCGGCCTTCTCGGCGTCGGTGCCGGTCATGTCGGTGTAGAACTGGCGCACGCCCGTGGCCAGGTCCATCATGCCGCCGCCGATGTTGGCCAGCACCTTCTGGGTGCCGCTCATGCCCTCGGTGGGGTCGATGGGCTTCTCGGGCTCAGGCCGGCGCCCGGAGATGAGCTGGAGCCCAGAGCTCGAAACCCGAGACATGTCCCCCGCGGCCAAGGCCTGCAGGTCAGCCTCGGAGAGCTTGCGCAAGAGATCTGGGCTCATTGGCCTCCCTTCCGGCGCCGCTCGAGCTCAGCCGCCGCCGCCGCCGCCAGGTCGTTGCCACCACCGCCCGCCGACCTCATCGGCAGCACGTCATCCACCGGGATCCGGTTGCGCTCCGCGATGCCGCGGTAGTAATTGGTCAGATCAGATCGGCGCTGCGTGCTGCCGGCGAAGAGCTGCTGCGCGATCTGCTGCATGCTCTTGAGCTGCTGCTCGGTCAGCCTGGCACCGGTCATGATCTGGTCGGGCTTTTGCAGCACCGAATCGAACACGCCTCGAGCGTTGGAGATCAGTGCGTACTCAGACTCGCGCACCACCGACTCGGGGTCCAGCATCTTGCCGAACGCAAACACCAGCGACACCTGCTTGGTCGGGTCGTTCTTGATCGTCGGATCCGTCAGCAGCGTCAGCACCGTCTCGGCGTGACGGACGCCCTCCCCGATCTTGTCGGACTTCTTGCCGAACTCCTCACGCAGCTTGGTGGCGCGTGTGAAGGACTGGGTGTCAGGCTTGTTGGCCGCCAGGTCACGCCGCAGGTCGAGGCCCTGCTTCTGCAGATCCAGCCCCATGCGCCTGAACTCATCTGACTGCCTGTCACGCGACAGCCGGTCCTCACGCGCCTGCGCGGTGCGCTCCTCCTCGGTGGCCATCCGCTCGAGCCCCAGCGCCTGGCGCTCCAGCGCCGTGCGCCGCTGATCACGCTGCGCGAACGGATCCTTGATGAACTGACCCTGCGGGGTCATCATGCCGCCGCCGATCTTCATCGGCTCAGCCGCAGCCGCGGCACGCTTGAGGAACTGCGCCTGCACGGGCTGGAAGTTCTCCCCCGCGTACTGAGCCGCCAAGGCGTTGAGCATTGACGCCTGGCCGCTCTCGCCCTGCTGCCGAGCAAAGGACTGCAGCGCCGAGGTGTCAACCTCTTGGCTGTCCATGTCGTCCAGTTGCTGCTGCACCTTACCTAGGCGCGTGCGCAGCGCAGACGGCAGGGCCCGGCCAGGCTGCACGGTGTTGGTCAGCGTGCCGTCATTCGACTGCAGGCCGCCCAGCGACAGCGGCAGCATGCGCCGCTTGCGCTCCTGCACGTCCTCGGCAAAGGTCAGCATCGGGTCCATGTTGCCCCCTCAGTAGGCCGGGCCGTCGCCCGTGTCTGGCATGCCGTAGGCGCCCGGCATCTGGGGCCTGCGACGGCGCCGCATCTCCTCCAACGCGGCGCGCTGCCGGTTGTTCATGTCCATGGCGCTGCTGTCCACGCCCTTCTGCTGCTGCCCGGCCATGTAGGCCGTGCCCATCTGGGCGATGGCGTTGGCGATGCCGGGGGCCACGTAGTGCTTGCCCACCATCTGGCCTTGCATCGGCGTCATGGCCTGGCCGCGCAGGGCCTCGACCATGGCCTGCTTGCGCTTGAGCTCCTCCTGCTCTGGGCGCATCGCGCCCATCTGCAGCAGGTAATCGAACATCAGATCGTCATTCATCACAGGCCTCCGTAGTTCACCTGCAGGTAGCCATTGGCGTGGCGCTTGACCAGGTCAGGACGCACTCCCTGCACCTCTTGGGCAATCACACCGCGTTGTGGCATTCCCATCATTGTGTACGTGTAAATGCCCACCCCGATGGGATGAGTGCCCACGCGCTTGATGTTGGACTTCAGGCGCCGGTCAGAGAACATGAACGCGGCTGAGCCCAGCTGCGCGCCCGCGCCCAGCAAGTTGCCGAAGGCCGCGTTCTGCGCGTTGTAGGCGCCGAGCTGAGCGTCGTAGCCCATCTGCGTGGCGCCCAGGATGTTGGGCGTTTCGGCGCGGCCGGAGGGGTTGAACGACGGCATCTGCGGCATGCCAACCTGCTGGCCGCTCAGCAGCGCGTTCATCTCGTTCAGGCTCATGCCGCGGCGCTGCATCTGCTCCGCGATGGCCTGCTGACGCACGCGGTTCTGCCCGTCGGCGTAGGACTGGTTCAGGCCCTGCTGCTGCCCCATGGCCGCGTTCTGGGCCTGCAGGCGCGACTGATCCAGCGCGGAGGCCTGGCCGAGGGCCTGGTTCTGGAACTGCGCGGCGCCCATGTTCTGGTTGTAGCCGGTGTTCTGCGACTGCATCTGCATGCCGAACAGGCGCTGCATCTCGTTGCCGCTCTGGTCCAGTGCGTTGAACCTCTCGGCAGACTGGCGCTGGTTCAGCTCGTCCAGGGCCCGCTTGTAGCCCTCGCTGCCCACCGTGAAGCCCTGGTTAGCCAGGCGCGTCTCGAGCTGGTTCTGCTGGTAGTCATGCACCGGCTGCATGCGCTGCATGAGCTGGTTGGCCACCGTGTCGCGGTAGCTGGAGTCCACCTGCGGGATGGCGCCGCCGAAGTTGAACCCGGTGGCCAGGCCCGGCGTGTAGTCGGTCAGCGACGTGCCCAGGCTGGCCGGCGCGTTGGCCATGGCCATCTGCGGCAGGTTGGCGTAGTCGAAGGGCCGGGCGTACTCCTCTCCCACCCTGTCCATGAAACCACCAGCCAGTTGGCTGCGGTCGTTCTGCAGGCCGATCTGCGCGTTGAGCGCAGACTGCAGGCCAGGCGCCAGGGTGGTGTTCTGCGTCCAAGTAGTGACCCTTTGGTTTGTCGCAGGGTCAATCTCGCTGCCGGTGGTCCAAGACTGGCCGCCGAAGGGCGTGTTGATGGTCGGACGGTTCGCAAAGTTCTGCGACGTCGTAGCCTTCTCCGATGCCTGAGCCTGCGCGGTAGCCGCGCCGAGGTAGTCAGGCGCTGCAGGTGCGCTGCCTTTGCCGCCCATGTCTCACTCCTTTTAGCCACCGACACTCGTCGGCCTTCATTTCAAACATCACACTGTCGATTGTCTCCGCGACACGTCGGAAGCCCAGCTTGTCATTCATGGCCAGGGCCTCGTCCAGCGCCTTGGGCGTCAGGCCGTAGATGGCCTCCATCCCGCAGTCGATGAACGGGTAGCGGAAGGCCGCCTGCCACAGTTGCCGCGTCAGGCCGTGCTCGTTGTCGAACGCCACGTGCATCCAGCAGGCGCTGTGCGTCCAGGCGTTGAAGCCCACGGCGCAGGCGATGGTGCCGTCGTCGCGCATCGAGGCGATCGTGCGCAGGTCGGTGCTCCACGGCAGACGCGTGCGCCGGTTCATCCACTGCCAGATGACCGGGTACTGATCGGGTTGATCGGTGACCAGCTTCATTCGTATGACACGATGTTTAAGTTGTTGGAGCGCCCGCCGCCACCGCCGCCGCCAGTCAGCAATTCCTGCGCCATCAAGTCAAACAGCGTCATTTCAAACATGTCCTGAGCTGTCAGGTCGTCAATGGCCGGCCATAGGTCATCTGTGTAATCAGGCGTAGCAACCTCATCAACAGCAGGCCACATGTCCTGCGTGTAGTCAGGCGTGTCAATCTCGTCAATGGCCGGCCATAGGTCATCTGTGTAATCAGGCGTGATCACATCGTCAACAGGCGCGCTGGCATCTGCCCGCGTTTCTAGAGTGCCGGCATCAACGCTTGGAGGCGTATCTATGAGCTCAAACACGGCCTCATCGAAGAGTGGGATCTCCAGCTCCTCGGCATCGTCAACCTGCGTGACCGTGTCGGCATTGACCAGAGCATCACGTGCGACCTGATAGGCGTCGGTGACGCCGGTCTTGACGTCGATCTCGCCCTTGGGGATCTCGTCGTAGATCGGCGTGCCCAGGTCGTCGGTGTAGTCGGGCACATCTGGGTCAGGGTCAGCCTCACGTGGGCCAGGATCACGCGGATCTAGATCAATCGGCGGCCACAGGTCGTCGGTGTAGTCGGGGAGGTCCAATTCCACCCCGTCTGTAACCAGCGGAGGGGGCGGAGGATCAGGATCACGCGGTGGGTTGGGGTCCCCCAGTGGCGGCAAGTCCACCGCATCTAGCGGCGGCGGATCAGAAACAGGGAATGGATCCGCCACTCCGTCATCTGGCGGCGGTGGATCTGGATCTGGAGGGCCAACAAAGTCATCAGGCCCAGGCAAAACGGGATCATCAGGCCCAGGAAAAACGGGATCGTCTTGATTCTGCACACTCCCCAGCCCAGGGTTGGGACCAATCACTATGGGCCCAGGTGTCACCGAACCACCGCCGCCTCCACCGCCTCCAGAAGGAGGAGGCGCAGGGGCCGGCGTGGGCGCGGGCGGCAACGGAGGCCCGACCGGAGGACCAGGCGGGAAGAATGGCGCGGGGGGCGGCGCACGCTTGAAGTCGATGACGGTCTTGCTGTTGGCCGGGTTGGCCAGCATCGTCACGCCCGGGTTGTTGCTGGTGAAGCCAGGAGATGCACCCCTCAGCGACTCAATCAGCGCGCTCTGGTACGGCACCTGCCCACTTGGAGCAGACGTCGGCTGCTGTGCAAGGTTCTGCAGGTACGACCAATCAGCATCAGTTTGCTGGCCGAAGAAGTTGTTGGCAGCATCACGGATCTGTGTGTCACTCATGCCAGACGACAGCAGGCGGCTGTAATCAGCCGCTTTCTGATCTGCTGTAGAGCCGGCATTCACAAAGAACGGATTCGCCGCAGTTGCCATCACATCACCCCACCAATTTCACTGAGCACATGCGCCGACAGAAACGACGTGCCCGGCAGGCCGCGCAGCTTCATGCGCAGCGATCCGTAGTAGCCCAGCGCGGCCGTGCCGAACCAAGACTCGTAGCTGTTGTTTGTCAACCACACAGCCTGGCTCCAGACCCCGGTGTCCCACAACGCAGCGCCCGGGTCCGAGAAGGCCGGTGCGCCCGCCGTGTCCTTGAAGGCGTATTGCGTGTTGATCGTCAGCTGGGCGGTCGGCGCCGCCGGGCCAAAGAAGATCGGCCGGGCCATGCTGAACTTCTTGAGCTGACCTGGCGTGCCAAACGCGTTGAAGGAACACTGCACCTCGCCCAGAACGTAGGTTCCACCCGTGTTGTCGATCGCCACGCCGTCCAGATCGCCGTACAGGCCCTTGCAGGTGGTGCCGTTGACCTGCCCAAAGAACAGCTCGCCGTTGATCACCGCCGCGCTGCGAATGGGCATGCCGTCGAAACTGCACCAAGCCCCGGTGGTGACGTTCATGGCGAACTGCCGGTAGACATCGCCATCCACAGGCAGCGAGATCACCAGCACGTCAGAAGACGGCACCACGAAGACGTTCCAGAACTTCTCGTCGCGCAGGCTGCGCACCAGGGGCGCGAAGACCGTCTGGATCTTGGCCGCGGGGCCGACGTTCTGGTTGTCTACGCTGAACTGGCCCGTGAACAGGCGCGACATGGGCACCAGGCCGAGCTGCGAGACGATCATCACGTCGCCGCCGAACGTGGTGAAGTACCGACCGTGCAGCGGCACCGGGCCCACGTACCAGACGCCCTTGAGCTCGAACGTGGCGGCGCTGGTCGGGTCAGTGCCCTGCCACACGCCCACATCGCCCTCGGTGCCGATCACCACCAGGTAGTCGTCCACCGAGATGCCGGCGTCGGTGGTCCAGTTGACCATGGCCGACACGTAGCCGCCGTTGCGCAGCAGCGAGCCCATAGGGAACGACGTCACCGTGCCGGTGATCGCGTCCACCGCGTTCATGTAGTAGACGTTGGGGCTGTCCGCGAACGTGAACCAGACGCGGCGCTTCCAGACCATCACCGTGCGCACCGAGGTGGTCATGCCGGTGACGGTGCCGGTGCGGTTGACCCAGCCCGAGGTGGTGCTGTAGGTCCAGTAGCCCGCGCCTGGCGAGACGGCCAGCAAGAACGTGTCGGCTGCGGTAGAGAACTGCGTCGTCCACCACTCGTCTGCCGTACTGCCTGTGCCCGTGACGGCCACCGTCGGCGTGCCGCCTGCGGTCACGTCGTAGATGTTGCCATTGGCGGCCATGAACACCTTGTCATTGGCCGAGCTGGGCGCCTTGTAGGAGAACACCGCCTCCACCGACTGCGGCGCACTAGACACCTCGACGGCGTCGGCAAACTCGGCCCAGCCGCGGCGCAGCTCCACGCCCTGCTGCCCCGGGATCAGGTTGGTCAGCACCAACGCGTCACGCGGGTCCATGGCGCTGATCGGGTCGCGGTAGTTCAGGCCGCCCACAGGCGCCGGGATGATCGCGGACTGCGACACCTGCGAGGCGGCCGCCCTTCGCGGCACCTTGAAGGGCTTCAGCGGCACCAGAGGCACGTCAGGCCCCCATGCCCGTGTCAGGCGTATTGATCAGCGGCTGGATGTAGGGGAAGCGGAAGTCCCGCGCCATGCTGAGCACCGGAGCGCCCTTCTCGGCGCCCTTGCGGTTCTCGAAGCTCACCTGGAAGTCGCGCATGGCCGCCGAGCTGTCCAGGCCCTTCATCTCGAGCCACTTCACGCGGGTGTACAGCGTCACCAGCGTCGGGTCGAGCAGGGTCACGTCGCCGTTCTTGGTGACGCGGTTCTTGTACAGCGTGCTGTCGTCCTGGTCGCGGACCCAGGCCTGCGACAGGTAGAAGAAGTTCATCGTCTGCGGTGCAGACGGCGGCGCCAGGACGTAGATCTTGTTGTCCCGCACCTGCCAGTAGAACGACAGCGTCGGCAGCGTCGTGCGGATCAGCAGCTGCTGCCACATCTGCGGCGACACCGGCCCCAGCGACGGAAACTGCGTCGTCGCGTTCCAGTTGGTCTGGTCGATCCAGTCGTAGAAGTCCTCGGGCATGTCGAAGGACTTTTCCTTCTGCCCGCTGGTGTCCTGCAGGATCGAGATCTCGTAGTTCTTGACCAGCTCCTGCCAGTCGTACATGGACAGCAACTCGATGCCGGACATGTTGACGGCCTGCACCATCTGCTGCACCGCGGGGTCGGTGCTGCCGGCAGGATCAGACGGGGTGGGGAAGGCCACCATCCCGGCCACGTTCTGGACGATGGCCGAGAGGGTTGACTCGTTGACGATCTGGAAGGCCATCCCCTACCCTTCCTCAGGCTGCGAGCGGCTCCGCGGCCACGGCGCGCTTGCCGGGCTTGGCCTGGGCCTGCAGGGCCTCGACCATCGTGCGCAGGTTCTCGATCTCGGCGTCGCGCTTCTGCAGCTCGGCGTTCATGCGCTCGATGGGGGCGTTGTTGGCCGCCACCTCCATGAAGGCCTTGGCACGCTGCTTGTCAGCCTGGAAGGACATGAACTTCTGCCCCAGGTTGTCGGGCGCGTCGGCCAGCTGCTCCACCGTGACGATCTTGAAGTACTTGTACTCCTCGACCTTCGACGGCGTCATGCCAGGCAGCGCGGTCAGCGGCGTGCCAATTACCGCGTCCTGCTGGCCGGCCTTCCACTTCTGGTAGCGGTCAGCAAAGCGCTGGGCGTCCTGCTCGGTGACCTGGCGGTAGACCACGCTGGTCTTGTCGCCCGGCACATGGATGCGGATGAAGTCCCGCTCCTCGTACACAGCCCGGCCGGCCTCCCGGCTTCTGCCGGGGTGCATGACGGGCTCGCGCAAAAACTCCACGTACAGCCGCGCATC